GGCCGAGGGGCAGGCGCTGGCCGCACATGCCAAGAATGCCAACACGTTTGAGCAGATGCGCAATTTTGCGGTGACGCAGAACGGCAAGGTGGCGGCGGGCGAATGGATCGACGTGATCCGCGGCCGCGACTGGCTGGCCGAACAGGTCAAGATCAATGTTGCCTCCCAGCTGATCAACGCGGACGGCAAAGTGCCGTATACCGATGCGGGCATCCAGGTCATCGTGAACGGGATCCGGCAAGCGCTGATGCTCGGCCAGGCCCGGGGCCTGATCGCGCCCGATGAAATTGACGACGCGGGCCGCATGATCCCGGGCTCCGTCATCACCGTGCCGCGCGCGGCCAGTATTTCGCCGAACGACAAAGCGAACCGAATCTTGCGGGACCTGAAATTCAGTGCCCGCCTGGCTGGCGCCATCCATGTTGCCGAAATCAAGGGCAACCTGACCTATCAACAACTGTAATCGGGGTGCAAAAGCATGTCCGTTAAAACTTACGCACCGAATCAGGTGAAGATCGTCATGGGGGCTTTGCCCCTGTCTGGCCTGGCCGAGGACACCTTTGTGACGGTGGCAGAAATCGGCGAGGGGATTGCCTCTGTCGCCGGCGTCGACGGCGAGGTCACGCGCTCGATGTCGCGCGATTCGCGGCTGCGCATCACCATCACGCTGATGCAGACCAGCGCCAGCAATGCCGCGCTGACGGCGCTGCATCAGGCGGACAAGTCGACGGATGGCAACGGCGCCGTGCCGGTGGCAATCACCGATCTGCGCGGTACGTCGCTGCATGCCTCGGACTCGGCCTGGATCGTCAAGACTCCGGACGCCGGCTACGCGGCCAAGGTGGGCACCCGCGAGTGGGTGATCGAAACCGGGCCATCCATCAACATCGTGGGGGGTAATACCTGATGAGCGCCACCAAGGAAGTCACGATCGGCACCACGGTCTTTCGCATTTCCCGCTTTGACCCCTTTCGCCAGCTCAAGCTGCTCGGGGACTTGCAAAAGGAAGTACTGCCGGCGGCCGGTTCGATGATGGCCGCCGTGTTTGGCGGCGAGGGTGAGGCGCAGGCCAAGGACGAGCAGGCCATGCTCCAGGCGTTCCGCGACCTGTCTACCCGGCTGGGCGGCGACGCCCTGGCGGCCTGGGCCGAACGACTGATCGATCCGGAGCTGGTCACCTTCGAGCTGGCCGGCCGAGATCCGCAAAAGCTGACTGCTGCGCATCGCGGCATGGCTTTCACGGATTTCTCGGAAATCCTGGAGCTGCTGTTCCACATCCTGGAGCACAACTTCGCCGGCCCTTTGGCGCGCTGGGCCGGCCGCTTTGGTCCGGCCCGCGAGAAGCTGGCGAGTCTGTCGGGCGGTTCGACGCCGGCTTCGAACGAGAGCTGATTATCTGGCGGCCAATCCTGGCCCGCCACGTGAGCCTGGGCGCCGTCAAGCGCGGCGATGTTGATCTCCTGGACATCTTGAAGCTGAACGCTCTTATGGATGCCCAGGAGGCCGCGCAGGTGGCGGCACAAAGGAAAACGGGGTAGCAATGACTACGGTACGCGAACTGGTGACGCTCTTGCGTTACGAGGTGGACGAGTCCGGCCTGAAGAAGTATCAGCAGACTTATCAAGCTGCACAGACGGCGATGGGCGCCGCCAGCGCGAAGACCGTCCAGGCGATGCGGCAGGTTGCGGTGGGCGCGCGCGTCCATCCCAGCGTTTGGGCTCCCAAGCCTGTGCCGTCGCCGGCCATTCCCCAGCAGCGGCCGGCGCGGCCGCCTCAACCGGCTACTATTCCGGCGCCGCAGCCCGTCGTGGCGCCGGCGCGGCCGGCGGCCCCGATTGTGCCGCCCCGGGTCCCGCCGCCTGCGCCGGTAAGTACTCCAGCGCAGCCGGCCGCGCCGGCTCCCCGGATGCCGGCGCCGTCCCCTTCTTATATCGCGCCTTCGGCACCGGCACCGGCACCGACGTTTCAGCCACGCCCGGCACCGTTGGCGCCGCGAGTTCCGGCATTCCGTCCCGAGCTGGGCCGCCCCGCGTCGTTCCCGGTTGATGTGGCAGGCGCGCGGGGCAAGTTTGCCCAGATCCAGGGGGCCTATAGCGGGCTTATGGGGCGTGTCCGCGGCGGGTTGCACACGGTGCGCGAGGCTGGCATCGGCGCGTGGCAGGGGATCCGCCTGGGTATCCAGGACGCGCGCCAGGCACAGGACCGGATGACTCGGTCTCAGTGGCAAGGCGTGCGGGCAATCAAGGAGCAGCAGAGCGCATTTTCTGGCCTGCGCGGGATCATTGGCGCGGTGCTGGGCGTCTCTCTGGTCAAGCGCATCTTTGGCGGTATCGACGCCTGGGGCCAGATGGAAGCGCGGATGCGTCAGGCCACCAGCTCGGCCCAGGAATATGGGGAGGTGGACAAGGACCTTGCGCGGATCTCGCGCGTTTCCTATAAGTCCTACGCGTCGAACGCCGAGCTGTTTGTGCGCACGCGGCGCACCATGGCCGACCTGGGCAAGACGACACAAGACACGGTGGACGTCACCGAAAGTCTGTCGCTGGGCATGGCGCTTTCCAGCACCAAGGCGCAAGACCAGGAATCGGTCATTTCGTCCCTGACCAAAGCCATCATGCAGGGCAAGATGGGCATGGACGAGTACAGCACGCTCATGCGTGCAGCGCCGCGCCTGCAGGTCGCCCTAGCCGACGGCCTGGGCATCACCACGGCCGCTCTATTGGAGCAGGTGAAAGCGGGGAAGGTCACCACTGACCGGTTCCTGCCTGCATTGCAGACGCAGCTGGCCAAGATGCGTATCGAGGCCGAGAGCATGCCGGTTACCGTCGCTGACGCGATGACGGTGTGGAATGACGCCTTCGAGCGCTTCTTTGGCAAGACGCTCACCGCGGGGCGCACGGTGGTACTCGGCGTGACCAAGTCGATCGAGTTCATGGCTGACAACATTGCCACGTTGGTCAAGCTACTGGCGCTTACCGGCGCCACGTGGGGCTTGGTCAAGCTGCGTGGCTGGCTGAGGTTGGCGACGTTCCAATCCGGCGGGCTGACTCGGTCGCTGGTGGGTGCCGCACGCGCCGCCATCGGACTAGATAGTGCGATGGCATTGCGACGCGGACCGGCTGGCGCCCTGCGGATGCTCTCGCTCTGGAATCGAACCTTGGCGCCTCTTTTGCGCATGGCCGCCATCCTGACGACCATCTATTTGATCGGGGATGACATCGCCGGCTGGCTTCGCGGCGACATTTCGGTCACAGGCGAGCTGATCGGCCGGGTGGAGGAGTGGCGTGCCGAGATTGATGCGGTGAAGGGCGCGCTGGTCTACGTTAAGGACCTGCTCGGCGGTGCTGGCCAGGAGCTGGGGCCGTGGATCACGAAGTGGGGCACGCTCACCGTGCTGGCCTATGGCTTGTGGCAGATTTTGTCTCCGATCCGGGGCGTGATCATGTTCCTGGCCCGGACGGCGGTGCCGCTATTGTGGCGGGCATTCGCGATGACGCCCATCGGGCGGATCATCGCGGGCGTGTTCTTACTGGCTACCGCAATCTGGGAAATCTGGAAGAACTGGGATCAGATAAAGGCGCGAATTTCCGCGTCTTGGGAGGAACTCAAGGACAAGGCAAAGGGCTCCTTCATGGGGCCGGTGCTTGAGTACATCGAGGCGATCTGGAAGTTCTGGTCCAAGATCTTCGACGGCGTCATTGCTGCCTTCAAGGGCGATTGGGACGGGGCGATCAAAGAGTGGCGGGAAGCATTCGGCGGTCTGTGGAATTTCTTCGACGGCATCGGCGGCCGGATGATCGCAAAGATCAAGGAAATCGGAACCGCCATCCAGACCTGGATCTCGGACAAGGTCGAAGCCGCGAAGAATTGGTTCAAGGGCCTGTTGCCGGAAGGCATGGACGAAGAAACGCAGGCGATTATGACGGGGCCCAAGAGAGGCCCGCTCTTGGCTGATACGCCGGCGATGCGGGCAATCATCAACGGCGAGCCGCTGCCGCTAATCTCCGGCGGCTCAGTGGCGCAAGCCGGGGTATCCGGCGCGCGCGGTGGCGTTACGGTAGAGAACAAGACGGACATCATCATCCATGCACCCAACGCGAACCCCGACACCGTGGCGAATGCTGCGCAACGCGGCATGAGCGTCGGACGTCAGCGCACGGTCGACGCCATGTCGCGCTTTTTCGTCACGGGTGTGGAAGAGGGCCGTTAGAAATGGCGAGGGACTAGGGCATGAGCTTTGTATCCATGATCTTTGGATGGAACGGGGGCACCAGTATCGGCACGGTGCCCCTGGACGCACTCTTGAACGAAAAGACGTCGCTCAACAGCCGCGCCACCGAGTACGCGGTGGAAGACGGACCGCCGGTGACGGACCACGTGGTCCAGGAATCGGAACTGCTGACCCTTGACGGCTGGGTCACGGCCGCCGAGGTGTCGCTGCTCGGAGGCTTGGTGGCGGGCGCGGCCCGGGGGATTCGGGGCGGTGGGCCACTGGGCGGCCTGAGCGCCGGCGCTGGGCGGTCGAAGTTGATCAGCGCGAAGGATGCGTTGCGCAAGATCCACGCGGACCGGCTGCCCATCACCGTGGCCACGGGCCTGGACGTCTATGTGGACTTCGTCATGGAGCGGTGCGAGATCGGCCGAACCAACGAGGGTGGTGACCGTTTCGAGATATCGGCGGACTTCAAGCGGATCCGCAAGGTGAAGCTTCGCCAAGCTGATATCCCCCCCGAGAAAACATCAGGCAGTGCCAGCGGCAAAGCGGGGCAAACTAAAACCAACGCCGGCAAGACTAACGGTGCAGAGGCGACGCCGAAGCAAAAGACGGACCTCGGAAAACTGACGGGGTGGGGCGAATGATAGTCATCCCAGTGCTGGACGCGAATGACAGCCTCACCGAGGTGGAGCTGGACGGCATCACCTACTTCTTGCGGTTGTCGTGGAACAGCGAGGCCGAGTTGTGGGCGCTGTCGATCGAGAACGCCTACAACGAGCTGATCGTGGCGGGCATCTGCGTGGTGCCGGACACGCCACTGCTCTCCGGTTATCGGCATTTGGACGTGCCGGCGGGGGAACTGGTGGCGCTGTCGCCGGACCGGCGCGACACCGTAAGCCGTGCGGCGCTACCCGCCGGAGAGGTTGCGCTGCTGTACGTCAACGCGGAGGAAATCGCAGATGGCCAGGTTTGACAGGGTCTATCGCCTGCTGGTGGGAAAAGGCGGCGCCAAGGGGGTGGAAATTCTGCCCCCCATTCGAATGACGTTTGATATTTCGAAGGACGCAGACGAGGAACCGAATGACCACACAATCCGCATCTACAACCTTGCAGCTGCCACGCGCAAGGCGTTGGAAGAGCCGGACCTCCGCTGCGTCCTGTACGCCGGATATGCGGAAGAGGCGGGCCCGTTGCTGATGGCATCGGGCAGTGTGGTCTTCGCCTACACGAAGTTTGAGCAGCCCGACGTTGTGACCGAGTTGATCGTCAAAGACGGCTTCACCGAAGTTCGGGATACAGCCGTTTCCATCGGCCTGGGATCCGGCGCCCAGGCCAGCGCCATCATCCGGGACATCGCCCGCCAGATGGGCCTGCCCCTGGTCATGGCCGACGACGTGCCTGACCGGCGCTGGCAGCAGGGCTTTTCGTTCTATGGCGCTGCGCGCACCGCGCTGCACAAGGTCACGCAGGGCACAGGCCTGGAATGGTCGATTCAGAATCAGCAGCTGCAGGTGGTCCAGCGCCGGGGAACGACGCGGCGCCAGGCCGTGGTGCTGGCGGCCGACACCGGCATGCTGGGCTATCCGGAGCGCACGCGCGAAGCCGCGCGTGAAAAGGCGAAGGTCAAGGACAAGACGACCGGCGACGACGTCAACCTTGTCAGCGCGCGCCAGCAGCGCGACGGATGGCGGGTGACGTCGTTGCTGCTGCCGACGATCAATCCGGGTGACCTGGTCAAACTTGAAAGCAGGTCGGTCGAGTCTTTCCAGCGGGTCGAGGCGGTGCGGCACACCGGGGATAGCGAAGGCGGCGACTGGCAGACCGAGCTGGAGCTTGTCGACCGATCGGCGCCGCCGAAAAAGAAGGGTAAGTCATGAGCGATATCGTCAAGGTAATGCGATCGGTGATCGCGACTGAACTGGCCGACGTGTATACGACGCTGCCCGGTGAGGTCGTGGCCTACGACGGGACGTTCGTGACGGCGCGCCCGGCACTGGCCAAGCGCCTGACCAATGGAGACAGCCTACCGCCGCCGCAAGTCGTGCGGGTGCCGGTTTGCTGGCCCGTGGGTGACGTGAACGGTGCCCAGGCGCTGATCTCTGTCCCGCTGAAACCGGGGGATGCGATCAAGCTGTCATTCTCAGCCCGCGCGCTGGAGAACTGGTTGGCGGGCGACAATGGTCCACCGGACGATCCCAGGCAGTTCGACCTGTCGGACGCTTTCGCCTCACCCTTGGTTCGCCCCGGCACGATGGCGGCCGACACCGAGAACGTCAGCATCCAGTACGGGCCCGGCCGGCTGAAGCTGTCGCCGGGTGGCGAACTGACGTTCGAGGTGAAAACCTGGACGGTCAAGGCCGAGCAGACCACTTTCAACACGCCCGTGACCATCAACGGGCCTCTGCTGTATACGCAAGGCCTGTCGGGTGAGGGCGGCGAGGGCGGAGCATCAATGCGGATCCGCGGCGGGGTTGCGTACGAGGGTGGTGCCATCACCCATAACGGCAAGAACATCGGCGACACCCACCGGCACCCCTATGCCGGGGGGACCACGGAGGAGCCCTTGTGATGGCTCTGGACCTCGCACTTACCCCTGACCACGATCTTGACCTGGACCTCCTCGGTCGCGCGTCTTTTGTCGACGGCGCCGAGCGGGTCGCCCAGCAGGTCAAGGTGACGCTGCTGGCTTTTCTCGGCGAGTGGTTTCTCGATACGACCTTTGGCGTTCCTTATTTCGAATCGATTCTCGTAAAGGGTCCGGACCGGGCCAGCATCGAAGCGATTCTGCGCGCCCGCATCCAAGCAGTGCCAGGTGTGCAGCGCGTGCGCCGCCTGGGCCTCGAGATCGAGCGCGAGCTGCGCATCCTGCGCGTGTCGTACGACGCCGATACGGCCGCGGGCCGCATCCCGCGTGTGGTTGAACTGCGCGCGTAGTAACACCCCAAATTTTCAGAGGTATCTATGGCCTACGGTGTAACGCCGGACGGGTTCATGCGCCCGCGCCTGCCCGAAATCCGACAGGAAATCGTGGCGGACTTGCGCGCCCGAATGCAGGCGGCCGGCTTTGCCGGGACGGTGGAAACTCGACCCGACAGTATTACCGGACTACTGATTGATACGTTCGCAGAGCGCGAGGCGGCCCTCTGGGAGCAGGCCGAAGGCGTTTATTACGCCATGTACCCCGGCTCTGCGACCGGGGTGTCGCTGGACCGCGCGGTCTCCTTTACCGGGGTGTCTCGATACACCGCTGAACGTTCGCGGGCTTATGTGGTGCTGTACGGCGCTCCGGGCACGACGGTGCCCGCCGGTGCGCAGATCCGCCACCAGGTAAGCCAGAACCTGTGGGAGCTGGTGGCGCCGGTGCAGATACAGCCTGGCGCCGCAGCTGACGTGGTCCTGCAGCCGGGTGTCGTACCGAACGCCGTGTATCGCGTGTCGATCGACGGCGCGCCGTTCACGTACACGACTGGCCCGACAACCAACCTCCCGCAGGTCCTAGCGGGCCTGGTCTCGGCGCTGTCGCCGAGCGGGCTGGACGTTTCCAGCGACGGCAGTATGGTGCGGATCCACACAGACGGTCGCGTCACGGCCGCCTTCACTTGGACGGCGAACCTGGCCCTGGTGCGCGTCGGCTCGCCGGCGCTTGCCCAGACGATGGAGGCCTCAACGGAAGGGGCAGCGGTAGGCGACCTCGATGGTGTTGTCACGCAGGTGGACGGCTGGGATACCGTCGATAACCTGCAGGCCGGCGTCGCTGGGCGACTGGCGGAGAACGCGGCTGAGCTGCGCGCGCGGTACCCGACCGGCCTGTTCCGGCTCGGCGCGGCGACGCCGCCCAGCATCGCGCCGAACGTCCGCGATCGCGTGGCCGGCGTGCACACGGTCAAGCTGTTCATGAACAACACGGATCTGCCTGACGCGCTAGGCCGTCCCCCGCATAGCGTGCATGTCGTCGTGGACGGTGGCCTTGACGACGAAGTTGCCGAGGCGATATTCCGGGTGGTAGCCGCAGGCATCGACACGCACGGGCAGCAGTTGGTGGTGGTCAAGGACGATGAAGGCGCAGACCAGGAGATCCGTTTTGATCGGCCCGAGCGTGTGTTCATCTGGGCGCGCTGCGCCACGACACTGCTCCCGCCGTCCGAGCAGGCATTCCCCGCAAGTGGATTTCAAGAAATCGCCGACAACTTGGCCGCCGCCGGCGCAGCGTTCGCGATCGGCGAGGACGTGATCCTGCAGCGGCTCTACGGCGCGATATTCCGCACGCCCGGGCTGGCGTCCGTGGATCTGCGCCTGGCCTTTTCGACGAACCCTTCGTTTGTGCCGCAGCCCGCCGACTACAAAGCGGCCAACATTGAGATCCAGGACTTCCAGGTTGCGGCGTTTGACCTGTCCCGCATAGAGGTGACGTAATGGACTTGTCCCAAGACCACGGCCAGGTCGCGTGGGGGCATTGGCTCGGCCAGTTTCAAGGCAAGCGCCGGCTGGAAGCACTGGTCAAGGCCTTGCTTAAGCCGGCGGACGGGCTGCAAGGCGCTTTGCGCGCCCTGTACGAGGACCGTTGGCTTGACACGGCAGTCGGTAAGCAGCTGGACGGCATCGGCGAAATCGTGGGGCTGCCTCGCGTGATTGACGAGGCCATCTACGTCCGTTTTTTCGGATTCCAGGGACAGCCGAATGTCGGCGGCTTCGGCGAGGCTCGCTTTCGGCGCGCGAATGAGCGGCCGGTGGCCGGATCCGCGACGCTGCTGGACGCCGAGTACCGGAAGCTCCTGTACTGGAAGATTGCGCTCAACAACGGGCACGGCACTGCCCCCGAAATCGCCCGATCTTTGAAGCCCATTTTCGACGTGACACGCGTGGTTGTGCAGAACGCGGGCAACGCGAAGATCCGGATATGGGTGAGCCGGATCCCGGGCCCGAACGATCCCCTAATGGCAAACCCCTACAAGTGGGTACCGCAGGCCGCCGGCGTCGGCGTGCAAATCATCACCGGTTCGACCGAGAAGCCATTCGGCTTTCGCGAGCAAGGTTTCTATGGCTTTGGCGTCGGCGTGCTGGCGCGAGGAATTTAACAATGGCTGATCCCACCTTCTTTGAACTGTTCAAGGCCACGTGGGCCCAAAACGGCTTGACCGAGGGCATTACCGATCTGCAGTACAAAACCGGCTGGGCGTACATCGGATCCGTGCCGCCCTCAGTCGAGCAGTTCAACAAGGTCCAGCAGACCACGGACGAGCGTCTGGCGTGGCTGTACCAGCAGTTCGAGGGCTTGGCCGCCGTGACGGGCCGGCCGCTGACGGCCGCGGGCCCTGACGCGCTGAGCTTTGCGCAGCAAAACCTGAACGCCACCAACCTGAAGTCGGGAACCGTCCCGGTGGCGCGACTGTCGGGGACTGCCGCATCACTAACCGCCGGGGCTGCCACGAAGCTGGCCACCGCCAGGACGATCGCGGCCACGGGCGATGCAACGGGCTCGACTGCGTTCGACGGCTCCGCCAATGCGTCGATGGCGCTGACTCTGGCGGCCAGCGGTGTCACCGCAGGCTCATATGGGTCCGCGAATGCTGTGCCGACGTTCACCGTCGACGCCAAGGGCCGTGTGACGGCAGCCGGTTCCACCGCCGTGGGAAACGCCGCATCTGCGACCAAGCTGGCTACGGCGCGGAACTTCTCGATCAGTGGCGGGGCCACGGCGGCCGGCGTGAGCTTTGACGGGACGGGCAATGTCGCCCTGAACGTCACCGCGTTGGACGTATCGAGGGCGACCGCAGGCACGCTCGGGGTTGTGCGCGGCGGTACCGGCCTGGCCACGGTGCCGGCCGGGGCCTATTTGACCGGAGCGGGCACCGGCGCCATGGTGCCGCGCACGCCGGCGCAGGTGTTGGATGATATCCAGGCGTTGCCGAAAGCCGGCGGAGAGGTCCGAGGCCCGATCCTGCTCGGGGTCGGGGCCGCGCTCGGCAGCCAGTACGGGGGGAATTCAACCTCCGCGCAAACCGCGCACATCGTCTTGCCCGACGGTGCGGGCTACTCGGTGCACTTGGGGTCGGTTGTTGGGGCCATAAAAATCACCTTGCCGCCTGTGGCCATCGGAATCAATTCGATGCTTCGCCTGCGCGTCGACATGTTCGAGTACGACGCAGCCAATACGCCGGTT